AAGGCAGGCATAAACTTATATCCAGGCACATAGAATGTGAAAAACTCTGATAGCTCTCGTTGAATACTTGGGTCAGCATCAACAGTCAAATATACTTCGTCTTTCTTCTCTAAGATGAGAGTTTCCATTTACATAATCCAAGTCATTATACTGTATCTGTTTCCTGATATCACTTGTTTAACTTCGTGTGGGTACATAAAGTTAGAAGGAAAAACAATGGCAGAACCTTGTATCTTCTCAATATACTTGTCGCCACAGAGAACAAACTCACCGCCCTCGTAGTCATCATTCAAAAATAACAATGATGTCAGATGTGGGTATCCTTGTTTCTGCCCATGACTGTGATGTATATTATCAATATGACTTTGCATGAACCCACCATCTGTGTATCGATTGATTCTGAAGTCTGTATAGTCTATTGATTTTATATTTGTATGCACACTAGTATAATCATTCACACAATAATCAAAACCCTCTTGTATTTCTTTATAGTAGGGCGATGGTTTGCCTATCCAGTATTCTTGCATTGATACTTTAGAATCGCCTGTATTATTGTATGCGGTTGCAAATGTAGAGTCTTTCCACTCTGCTGTTGTTTCGTAACGATTGATTATCCAATCACAAGTTTTTGAATCTAAAACATCTGGATAAAAAAATATGTAATCAGAAAGTTGCTGACTGGTATTCATTATGTTCTCCTACTTCTCCCTTCAATTGTACATTCCACGCAATACTAATGCGATTCTTTTCTGATATATTCTGTGGCACCCAATGTTGTAACCATGACGGAAAAAATACGGCACGATTTGTCTTTGATGCAAATGATAGTAAGTTTGAATTGTTGTGTGTTTTGTTTGTCTTTTTAGGCACCATCACATCAGAAGATGGCCTTGGGTCAAAGAATTGTATCCCTGCCGCCTTATCTGAATACAAATAGTAGACACCACTTAGAAAATTATTTGAGTGGGTGTGTGGCGGATGCACTTCGCCCTTTCTTAATACATTTCCCCACATATCAGTAATTGCAATATCTTCTACTGCATAATCTAAAGTTTCAAGTATTTCTTTACTCGTATCTAATACCATATCTGCAAATATTTTAAACTCGACTTTAGTGTGTAAGTCTGGTTCTGTTTGCCAATTTTGATTATTCGACCTGTCTTGCCATAGTTTTTGAATATAGTTCTTCATATACAAGGAAGTTTCTTCAAACAGAAAATCGTCTTGTACAAAAATGTTTGTTGCAAATACTTGATGTCTATCCATTACAATGCGCCACTCGTAAATCTCGCCCAATCAATAGCATTTTTAATTACAAAGTTTCGACTGTTGATGCTTCGCAACAACTGTTCAAGATAGTTTACTACTTGTCGTAGATATGCTTCTTTCTGGTCTGCCTTTTGTAGTTCTTCATCTGAATCCATATAGATATGAACATCTGCCTTGAGTATTTTCAAGTCAAATGGTTTCTCTTTATAAACTGATGGGTCTGATTTACCTGTATAGTATTCCCACTTCTGTCGTTTAAGAACTCTATGGTCATATTCTGCCTTCTTTAGAAGTAAAGAAAACTTGTTAAAGTGTTGTAGGTATTTGTTGTGAAGTATTGGTATCTTTATCGATTCTGAGCCTAAGTCAGTTTCGTCTATTTTTAAATCTCTGTTAGCTGATTCTTGCAATTCTTCTAGTGTCATATTATATCCATTATTTAAGTGTATCAATTATATTTATACGCCCACAAAAAGTGGGTATTTCAAGTGTTACAGTTGAACTATTTCATAGTACATGTAACTAAAATCTACAGATGCTTGTAGATAGTTCACATCACTTGCCTGTACATCATATGATAATGAGCCAAGAGATGTTGGGAAGATGTTGTTAAATCTTATTTCCGTTACAGCAATGTTCTTGCTGTTTAAAACTGTTAGTGTAGCGTCTGAATATGTTCCGCCTTCAGCAAGTGGTACTGGTGTGTTTGTGATTGGCACAACGGCACCAGATGTAGTACCAGGATATCTATCAGCACCAGCTGCCTGTAAGTCTGCAAACTGTGTGTGATTCTGTGGGAACCCTAGTGCAATTATCCAGTCGTGTATTTCTTTATAGTTATTTAGATTCTCATCTACAAGAAACGATATCGCCAAGTCTTGATACGAAACTTTCTCACCAGGAATAGGTATGTCTTTCAGTCCTGTAGGCATAGACGCCGAACCAATAGAGATGCCAGGAATGTTCGCAGACTGGCAGAAAAATTCTACAGTCGGTAGTTTAGAACATTTAAACCTAAATTGTACAGGACTTGCATAGTCTAGTACGGACGGCTCTCTAGTATTTACATTTGTTGTTGTCATTAGTTATTTACAGGTGCGTTTGCACGCCATTGATAGCACGACCAGTATCTTGCACTTGTTTTATCTTTTGCAGTATCGCAGTTATGTCTAGCACGAAATGACTTTCTTCTTGCTGGGTCATCTCTTTTGATAGATAGTCCTGTTGTATCGCCGAAAGATACTTTCTTTACTTTGTCGCCATCTTTGACATAAACATAAAACTTCTTACTTCCACCTCGTATCGGGTCGTTCAGTTTAACTTTCTTACCTTGATACTCTGCCTCAGTAATTTCTAAGTCTTGATATTTTTGTTCGCAAATGCAGTCTATTGCTTCTACTTGTTTTAATGTTTTCATACTATTATTTATAAGAGTTATGGAAGTAAAAAAAAGACACCCGAAGGTGCCTTTTTCATATCTACTTTGTAGAAAAAATTACATAATGTTAGTAACTTTAACTCTACGGTAGTAAACATTTTGGTTTCCAGCAGCAGGTGATGTTAAATCAATTGCGCCAGCGCCGTTAGATGTTGCAAATGGATTCGCAACCATTCCGTAACGAGTCTTGAAACCAATTTTAGGTTGGAATGAATCTTGACCAACTGCACGAACCATTTGTAATGGGACATATGGGCAGTAGAAGATACCTGAATCGTAAGGTGAAGTACCTTTATATCCAGCAACATAGAATTGACTTGCAGAAACATTCGCACTATATGGGTCAACATATACTTTGAACTTACCATTAAGAACACCAGCAAAAGTATTACCAGTATCATCAACATTTAAGTTAGTTGCAAGTGCAGGTGCGTAATCTAATACACCAGCCATTTGAAGAGCAGAAGCTACATCAGCAGAACAGATGATTATATTACCTTTACCTCTACGAGTTTGTTGACCAATCGCATTGGCATCTCTCTCTAATTGGTAAAGTAGACCTTTGAACTTCTCAACAGACCAACGACCATTTGAGTCGGTGTCTAAATCGAAGATACCAGCAGTAGTAGTATTAACTTGTGCACCAGCCTTAGCAGTAGTATAGATAGTTCTAACTACTTCACGGTTGATTTCAGCAAGAATTTCACTTGACAAGATGTTTGCAAGTTCAGTTTCAGCGTCTAAGCCGTGAATTGCTTTAAGGTCTTGTGCAAGTTCCATTGTATACTCTGCTTTCAAAGCTCTTGATTTTGCAGTTACAGTAACTTTGTCGATTGAGAACGCCATTTCAGCAAACTCATCAGTTCCGTCACCTAGTGTTTCTGCTTCAGCAGTAGTCATACCAGAACCAGTAGTATAAGTACCAGCAGCAGGACTATCGTTTAGTGTAGCAGGGTTAGAACCCGAATGTGAATCAGGTGAACCTGTATCTGATGCAGCATCTTCAGCAGAAAAGTCTGAATCAGCTTCGTCAAATAATGCCTCTGTACCGCCTTGAGTAGAGTAGCGTGATTTCATTGCAAAGATAAGACCAGTAGGTCCTGTCATTGGTTGAACACCACAAATATCATATGCGATTAAGTTAGGCATTGCACGGCGTACTAATGAAATTAGAACTGGATCCCAAGTGTCAATAGAACTACCCGTTGCGTTAGCAGGTGCAGCCTCAGCCATAAAGCTTTGGTCTTCCCTTACTGCTCTTTCTTGGTTCTCAAGAATAACAGTTGTAACAGCACGCTTATAGCTATCGTTGATTTTTGGTAAATCTGGATGCTCTAGGACTGGCTGCCACTTTTCTTGTAAATTTTCAGTAAGATACATTTATCTCTCCTTGTTATTTATTTTTTAGTTAATCACTCTTACTTTAAAGAAGTAAGATTTTTTGTAATAGCGGCCGTATATGCAGCCATAGCATCGGATGTACCAGCGTCAGCAGGTATATTCGCCGCCACAGAATCAACTTCATCATTAGATGTCGCTTCTTCTATTTTTGTTTTAGGGAAATAAGATTCTTTAATAGTTTCTAATTTCTCTGCGAACTTCTCAGCACTATCGAATTCAACATTCTCAGCCATAGAAGCAAACTTCTCCTTCTCAGTATCAGCTAAATCTTCTGATACAGAAACGACTAAACTTGCTCTTGTTAATTCATTAGTACCTTTTGCAAGAACAACATTTTTTTCAATCTGTTCGTTCAACTTAGATTCTAAATCTTTAACTTGACTTGTTAAATCATCTAGTACATTGTATTTTTCTTCAGGAACATCAATATAATGTTCTTTGAAAAGTCCTTTAAGTCCAGTGATGAAATCTTCAGCGATTTCGGTACGAATACCTCTTTCAACTGCTAATTCATTTTCTTTCATCCATTCTTCAACAACATAGTTAAGATATGAATCGACTTTCTCGACCATAGCTTCTTTTACTGTTTCAGTTTCAGATACAAGTTTCTCATCAAACTGTGCTTCTAGGATTTTCGTCTGTTCTTTAATTCTAGTCTTAACAGCAGCTTCAAAAATTGTCGCAGCCTTATCTTTAAATTCTTCAGATAAGTCAGCGTCAGATGAAACTAGTGCCTTAACATCATCAGTCAAGTCGATTGAATCAATAGAAGCTTCAGACATTACATCTTCTTCAGTTTCTACTTCTTCAGCCTTAGCAGATGGCTTCTGGTCATTTGGTAACGACCCGTCATTTGCGTCTTTATTTACTTGGTCTGATGCTTTACTAACCTTTTTCGTTGCGTCCGGGTTTGCATCTGTAGGTTTAACTACTGGTGCACCCAAATCCTCAGCGTCATTTTTAAGGTGAGTAGTTTCAGGAGCTTCAGCATCTTTGTTGACTGCGTTCTTTTGCTCTTCTAAATCTACTACTTCTTTAACTTCGGTTTCAGACATTCGGTCTCCTTTATTAAAAAATTAATTAATTTTGTTAATTATAATTATTTATACAAATCACCCGTTCCACTTTACGCTTTTCGGATAATCTGCGTACTTTTTTACAGTTTTGAAATAAAATTCGCAAAAACTTTTGCCTTCACTTCTGAAAGTTCGTGCATCTTTGCTTTTTCTATTTCTTGTTTGTATTCTTCAACGGTTTTACTTTTCAGTACGCCATTGTCCCATACCCACTCTTTGCCTTCCATAATGCCTTCTACGAAAGCATCTGGTGCTGACGGGTCTGCAACAATGTCAGCCGCCGTTGCGAGATAAAAGTCCTTACCAACTGTACCGTTAGATATAGAACCCATACCTCTTGAAGATACACCCAACTGGGCGCCTTCGTCAATCAAATTCTTGACGATTTTGCCGTAAGGAGTATCCATAATTTTCGCCTCACCAATGAAGTTTTTACCTTCTGGAGTTAGACTAGTTATCATATGAGAAACTCTTTCAAGATTAACTGTAGGTCCGTCTGGATGCCCTAGTTCTCCGAAAGCTCTTTTCTTATTGATAAATTCGTTTGTGTATCTTTTGACTTCGTTTGCCAAAGTGCCTACAGGATATGTACGACCGTTACGGTTCTTGATATCTGCCTGCATAAAGACACCTTTGATTTTATAGTCTTTACCGCCTTTATTGTTGCCTTCAACTATTAAATCAATATCTTCAATTGTTTCTGTGATTAGTTTCATTTGTCCACCTTTTCGTTGTTATAGACTTTATCGACTATACCTTGTTTAATTTCATCTCTCTTGACATCATACTTCTCAGCAAATGCCATCTTAAATGCCTCAGCCAAAGTCGCCTTCGACTTAGTCCCGACTATTCTCTCTAATATTTGACGAGAACGGTCTTTAGGTTTTCTCTGAGCCATCTATCTTACTTCTATTATCAGCGTGTAGTTATCGCCTGCAACAAATCCTTTTGTTGATAATAACACATCGCCAGCAGGAGATGTCAGACTTGTCAATGTTGCATTATTAGGTATACTATTACCAGCAGTATATAAATCCCAATAACCAACGCCAGTAAAAAATCCGATTGTTGAATTCGCAGAACTCGTACCACTTCCTGCCCACAACAACTCAACACCTGATTTGCCATTCGTTGTATTACAACTCCACCAAATTTTTGCGATACTCTTTGTCGCATCTTCGGTCATAAATGTCAACGCACTAGCGTCCATCTTTGTTACAAGTGTTTCACCTGAACCATCACTCATATTAGTAAACTTCATTACAGTCTTTGTGCCTGCTGTGTCTACTAATGTTTGACTTGTTACAACATCAGCCATTACTTTCTCTCCTAAATTCTGTTACTAACAAATAATTCC